GCTTTTGCAAGTATGGCAAAAAGTATATTAGCAAATATTGCAAAAATTATCTCAGAATTACTTGTTGCAAAACTGCTAACAGCGGCTCTTGGAGGAACTAGTTTCGGAACTTTTTTAGGAATTGGAGCAAGAACAGGTGGTATGTTTGAACCCGCCCCTGGATATGCTACTGGAGGTATTGCAAGGGGGAGAGATGCGGGGTACCCTGCAATTCTTCATGGAACAGAAGCTGTAGTACCTCTTCCGAATGGTAAGTCGATCCCTGTAGAAATGAAGAATGGCGGCGGGCAAACAAATAATGTAACTGTAAATGTAAGCGTAGATTCTGATGGAAATTCTCAAAAAAATTCTCAACAGTCAAGTATGCAAGGAGGTAACCTTGGAAATGCGATTGCAGTGGCAGTACAAAAAGAATTGCAAAATCAAAAAAGGTCGGGGGGAATTCTTAATCCCTACGGAGCAGCGTAATGGCAAGTTATCAATTTACAATACCTAATACCGCCTTTACTGAGTTAACTGTCGATAAAATTATTACAGCAGACAGAGGGCTCGCTAGACAAGTTTCTTATAGTGTTTTAACTGCAAAATTTGGCGATGGGTATGAGCAAAGAGGGTTAAATGGAATTAACAATAAACAAGAGCAAATATCTATATCTTTTAATAATAGGCCGTATAGAGAAGGTAACTTAATTGCTGCATTTTTTGATAGTAAAGCAGCTTTAAACTTCGAGTTATCTATTACAAATAATAAAGATATTGAAGCCAGTACTGCAACATTAACAACAGAAACAATTAGAGTAGCGTGCGATAGCTATAATTTAGTGTATGTAAATGATACTACTATTTCGATTCAAGCACAACTTAGAAGAGTATATGAGCCTGCAGCATGACAGATTTAATTGATACAGTTCAAACTACAGAGCTTGATGACGCTTATGTGGAACTATTTGATATTACTTTAAACTACCCTGGAGGCTCTACTGTAATTCATTTAGTTGATGGGTTGGATGCGGATCAAAGTAATTTATACTTTCCATATCCCTCTGGCAGTGATAATAGAACTTTTGAGCAATATTTGGCTACCCCAATAGGCTTAGAGGGGTTTTCCATAACCTCTTCAGGAGCTCAAAGCAGGCCTAATCTGACAGTAGCGAATGTAGCATCTTTAGCTCGGAGCATTACAGATAATTCAAATACTGATTCAACAGCAAATGAAACCACTATAGATACTATATTAGCGGGTTTAAATATTACGAAAAATGAAGACATACTCGGATCTTTAGTAACCCATCGAAGAACTCTATTAAAAAATACTTTTGTAAAAATTTCAGGAAATGTCTACTCTTATAGTGATAGAAGTACTATTGTTGCATCTCCTCCTGTACCTAAAGAATTCCCAACAGCAAAATATGTATTAGATAGAGTTGCTGCAGAAAACCATCTTATTGTCCAGTTTGAACTATCTAGCCCCTTCGATGTTCAGGGCTTAAAAATACCTAATAGGTATGTTATAGGAAAATATTGTCCATGGGACTACAGAGGCGCAGCCGGAGGGCTTAATACTTCTGTTAAGTCCGGATGCACTTATAATGGTAATTCTTATTTTGATATAGACGGTAATTCAGTAGCTACTTTAGCTGCTGATGTTTGCGGTAAAACCATTGAAGCTTGTAAGCTAAGGTTTCATCCCTTAGTTAGCGGAGAACATACCGAAGTAGACGTTCCCCTACCTTTTGGGGGCTTCCCAGGAAGTAGAAAGTTTAAGTGATTGATGAGATAAGAGAACATTTTGAAAAAGAGTACCCTAGAGAAGGTTGCGGTGTAGTAGGAATTGTAAAAGGAAAAAAGAAATGGTTTCCTTGTACAAACATAGCAGATAGTAATGAAGATTTTATTATGTCTTCTGAAGATTACTTTAATATTGTAAAAACAGCAGATATATTAGCAATTGTACATAGTCACCCAGATGCAGAAAATACGGCCAGTACTTATGATATTAAAAATTGCAATGCTCTAGGAATTCCTTACTGGATATTTAGTTATCCAGAAATGGAATTAAATATTGTAGAACCTGACGAAAGAACACATCCTTTAATTGGTCGGGAGTACGAGTTTGGAGTTACAGATTGCTTTGAAGCAATGAGAGACTATTTAAAAGAACAAAATATAGAAATTCCTCCAAGGGCTCCATTTGAAGATAATTGGTGGGAAAATGAGTTAGACTATTTTTCAGAAGATATTATTAAAAATTGGGGAGGAATAAAAGTAGATGTGCCTCAAAAAAATGATGTACTTATATTTAAAGTAAAGGCAGATGTGCCCGATCATTGTGGAGTCTACTTGGGAAATGATGTTTTCTTTCATCACGCGGAAAATAGATTATCTTGTAGAGAAAATTTATACCCTTTTTGGGCAAAGTACATAGTAGGAATTTATAGACATGTTACGTAAAGTATATTTAGACGGAGAAATGGCTCGTAAATTCGGACCAGAATTCACAATATATGCAAATTCTGTAGGCGATGTTTTTGAGAACCTTGCCTGTAACTTTCCCGAAATGAGACAATATTTAATTGACTGCCATGAGAATAATATTGGATTCTTATGTCAAGTAGAAGATGTAGGGTTGCAAGAAGAAAAAGAACTTTTGCTATCAATGGAAAAAGGAGATGTATATATTTCGCCACAACCCGCAGGTGCTAAAAGCGGATTAGGAAAAATATTAGCAGCTATCGCTATTGTAGCTTTAGTCGCGGTAGGAGGTGCAATTATTGCGGGAGGAGGTTTAACCGCTCTTGGTGGGGGCTTAGGCGCTTTGCAAGCTGGTCTTGCTTATGCAGCAAGTACTTGGGTTGGCTTAGCAGTTCTAGGGATTGCAGTAAATTTAGCATTAACAGGACTACAACAAATGATGGCACCTGATCCGTCAGTGGACGATTTTAATACTGATAGGGAAACATCTTATTTATTTAAAGGAGCAGAGCAAACAATATTAGAAGGAGATCCTGTTCCTGTGGTTTATGGACAGTTGAGAGTCCCTGGAAGACCAATAGGCTTTGAGCTTAGAAACAAAGATAATGTTTACTATAATCATACTTACAATGGTGGACGTCGTGGAGGCGGTCCTGGGTGGCAGCAAACTAAAGATTTTAATTTCGTTATACGATAAAGTAGAGAGAACGACTAAATGGCAACTCCAATAAAAAGTAATCAGCAGCACATTTTTCTTCATGATGCTATTTGTGAAGGCCCTATTGACGGTTTGGTGTATGGAGATTCTTCGGTATTCTTAAATAATGCTAGAATGCGTGATCTTTCTCCTGATGCTGCTTTTCGACCTCTAAATGGAAAGGTGTCAGCATCAAGTACTACATTTTCTACAGTAGGAGACAGTATTCCTTTAGTTTATCTTGGCGTACCTAAAAATGATAATTATTTAGTAGTAAGAAGAGAGGGTATTGATAAAACAGCAAATAGTACTGCTACTTACACTGCTAATACTAAAACATTTGCTATTTCAGGGTCAGGATTTACTACAGATTATGATACTGTAGATGATGATTCTAAGCTGATAGCTCTAGTCGATGCTTCAAATACTGTAATCCTGTTAGGAGAAGGAGATTATGTTAGCAGCACTAGTATTAAAGTAACTCCATTCTCTCCTTTAGCCCCTTATGAAATTGCTAGAATTATATCTGCGGATTACAATGTTCAATTAGTTGAAAGCTTAAAGATTACAAATATATCATCCTCTTCAATAACTACAGCCACTGCTCCCAGCCTAGGCAACTCTAGTCTTGGGACTCCCTCTACTTATTATAGCTTTTTCATTTCTGGGTCTATTGAACCAGATCCTGAAGATTTAGAAACAGACGACCCGGCAAAACTTACAAGTTCCTCAGTTCAATTTAGAGTTGGCTCATCTATTCAGGACCCTATTGTAGAATTGAATGGAGTAGGGGGAGGAACTCCCTACCCTGGGGATTTAGGAGATATCACAGGAGGCGGCGCAAATTTAAAGCAACTAGATGTTGCTGGCTATAATAACTCTGCAACTACAGAAAGTTGGGAAGAAATTTATCCAACTTTTACGCCTTACAGTACTTCATATTATCCAGAGGGAGAAAGCATTACAACCGAAGGGGCTACAGCCCCTACAATTATACCTAGTAGTGCTTTTGGGCTATCAGGAACTACTGTTAAAACAGTAGACGAACTTAGAATAGGTATTAGCTATAATGCATTTTATGTTATTGATAAAAGCGATGGAGAAGAATACAACAATAATGCAGCATACTTATTTCAAATAAGACTTAAAAAGCCCGGAGCAAGCTCTTTTGAAGATAAATGGAAAAATGCTTTTAATGACGGAACCGGAAACTCCGTGGGTCAGGTATATCATACTGGTAAGCATAAAAGCGCTATTTCTTTCGAACATTATCTAGATCTAACAGCATTTAAGCCTTTCGACGATTTTCAAATACGAGTTGTTAGACTTACTAGACATAAAGGCAGAGGAATTGCAAATAATAGGGCAGACACAGGAGAAGACAGACAGCAGGGAGATGCTACTTCCGCTATTTCAGTTCTTACTGCAATTAATAAGGACAAATTCTCGTACCCTTATACGGCACATGCGGGGGTATTTTTAGACTCTAGAGAGTTTAGTAGCGTTCCTAAAAGAAGCTATGAAATTAGAGGTTTAAAAGTTCGAGTTCCTAAGAATTATATTCCCAGAGAGTACTCCACGACTACAGGAACTGGAGGTGTTACTATTCCGGTGTACCCAGAATTTTGGGATGGAACACTTAGTGATGAGCTTTATTATACTGATAACCCTGCATGGATTTTTTACGATATAGTTGTAAATGATAGATTCGGAGCAGGAGAATGGGTCAAAAAAGAAAATATAGATTTATACGCTTTATATAGAGTTTCTAAATATTGTGATGAACTTGTAGAAAACGGTCGAGGTAGCTACGAGCCCCGTTTTAGGGCAAACTTATATCTGTCAAAAGCTACTGACGTCTATAAAGTATTAAAAGATATGGCAACTATATTTACCTCCTTAGTATATTGGATGGATGGTAAAATGACAACAGTTCTGGATGCCCCGGCGGACCCTATTTATCAATTTACAAAAGCTAATGTTATTGACGGAATGTTTAGCTATGAGACTTCCGGACAAAAAACACGAATTAATCAAGTAGTTGTTACTTGGAATGACCCTGCTCTTAGCTATGAGCAGTCTGCTTTAGTTGTCGAGGATAGAGCAGCTATTATAGCTGCTGGTCAAATTATAAAAGAAGATGCAATGGCTTTCGGGTGTACTTCTGAGGGTCAAGCTCGTAGATACGGTAAGTGGAAATTATGGACAGCAAAAGCTCAGACTGAGGTAATTACCTTTGCAACGTCTTTTGAGGGATTATTTATTAAGCCTGGAGACGTAATTCAAGTTCAAGACTCTGATAGATATGGAAGAAAAATAAGTGGTAGAATAAAAGATATAACAAACACAGCCGCTACTATTGACGGAAGCGGCAACGTAACCGATGATGGAAGCACAGAAATAGAGTTAGATCGCTCTATAACTCTTAATTCTACTTTAGACTACGAACTTGCAGTTTTAATTACTAAACCTGCAGGTGTATATATGGGCAAAAGTGCTGTAACTGTAACTACAAATGCTGCCGGTAATAATGGAGGTACGTATGGTACCGGTGATATAATTACTCATGCTTGGATAGGAGAGAGTACGGCAACTGGAACCGGTCGATATCATTCTGCTATTGATACTCCAGAAAAAGCTGCAAACGCTTATACTGACTCTAGTGGGGGCGTTCATTTATCTTTAAATTGGACAGAAGAATCCTATGTAAAAACTTATGATATAACTGAAACTACTGGAAATCACTCTAGTATAAATACGACTGAGTCTATATCCCTTAAGGCAGATTTGCCTCAAAATGGCTCTGTATGGATGTTGACTGAAAAAAGTGGAAGTACTCCTACGGCGGGCTCTCCCGACTTATATAAAGTTTTGAGTATAACTCAAGACCAATCAAATATATATAGTATTACAGCAGTCGAGTGGAGTCTAAGTAAGTTTAGCTATGTAGATGATCCAGATGCTGTAATTGATATTGAAGATGATTTGTATGCAGCGGAGCCAGAAGCTGTAGTAGCCCCTACACAAGTTAGAATACTTCAAAAATCTTTAGCATCTACTGCAGGAGAAGAGCTGGTAGTAGAATGGGATTACCCTGGAGTTACCACTAATTCAAATGGTGAAAGTATTGAATCAGGTAGATTTTTAGATTCTTTTGAAATATTTACAAATATAGAAGATGAAGATGATGTAATTTCTATAGGTAAAAAAACTAGAAGGAAAACTTTTAACAATGTTCCGGATGGAGAATATGTATTTAGAGTACGTGCAATTTCCGTTTCAGGTAACAAGTCTGCTTGGGTAACTGCCAGGTATCTTGTTGATGACCCTTTCTCTGATAATGTAAATAGAAATAAAGGTTTACAGCTTGAGGGACTCGCCTCACAGTTCCCTTTCGTAACTAATGAAAGTGACTCGTCCGGAGGCCAGTTTAGAGGGGCCTATGACTCTACTACAGGACTATATAATTTTTCAACAAATCCCGATGGGTATAGACAAGGAGACATTGTTCTTCATCTTGGCAACTATAAATATTTGCCGTCTTCGGGCACCCACAACTTAATAAATACATGGGAAGATTATCGCGGAGGAATACTAAAATTCAGACATAATGTTAGCGCGGTTCTAGCCCCTAGCAGGTTCCGGAGGTCTGATGCAGTATCTCTTGCCAGTAATTTTGCTTTTGATGTAAATATAATAAGAAGTGATTCGTGGATTGGTGTAACAGCTAATAATAATCGTTATGCACAAGTTGTTTTAGATCATTCTACTAATTCCTTACGTCTTATACACGCAAGGTTTGATGAAGCTTTAAATATGTTTTATTGGTATGATCTTCATGAAGCAATGGATGAGAACAATACTACAGAAATACAAAAATATTGGACTGCTTTAAGTGGTACAGTATCAATTGCTGCAGGTAGTAATAAAGTAATAGGTAGCGGAACTTCATTTACTTCTTTTAATAATCT